CGCTAAAAAAAACTGACACATCTTTAATTGATAATCAGTTAAAAGCAGACGCTATACGTATGGATGGGTCTTTACCAGAAATACTTATGAACCCTAACATTGATAATCAAACTAAAGCTGACATTGTTAAAACAGAGACAGAGAATACTTTAGGTTCTGGAGTAGTTAAATCTGCTGAAAATTTTGTATCTAATTTTGTTAATGATATGCAACAAATTAATGAGCAATACAAAAAAGATGGTAAAACTGAATTAGAAAAAATACAAGATGAGTACAATCAAAAAATTGAACAAACACAAATAAACGAAGCTGCATTTGAAAAAGGTAAAAATGAATTTGTCTATGCTAATAAAGATGCAATTATTAAAGGATTAGAAAAACAAAATAAAGAAATAGAAGAAACAGATTATTTAGAAGGGCATAAAAATCCATCGTTTTTAGACCCTATGATAGACATACCTACTATTAGTGAACAAGAACAGTTTCAAATAGATGAAGTAAATAAAGAAGCAAAAAGAAAATTATCTGAAAAATATTCTTATTTAGATATTGCAAAAGCATCTATTGACCAGGAATGGATTACATCTTGGATTTTAAAACACAATGGTAGAGAAGATTTAGACCCTAATTATGAATTTGGTATTAATGATTTTGTATTAAGTAAAGAACAACAAGATGAATTAAAGAAAGATGTTAACCCAGATTATTGGGATGCATTTGATGAAGCAAAATCTTTTGCAGAATTAAAAAGAATAAAAGAAAAAATTTTAGACGTTCAAGAAAAAGAAAAGATTATAATGTCTAAAGGAATTGCTACTGGAATGACAGCAAGATTTCTCGCAGCAGTCCTGGACCCAACAGCAATTGCTGCCGCAATAGCAACAGATGGTTTATTAGCGCCTGCAATAGTTATGAATAAAGCAAATCGTATACAAAGAATTATACGAGGGGGTTTAGCGGCAGGAACTACAAACGCAGCTATAGAAGGTGCATTGGTTTCACAAAATCCTACACTAGGTACAAAAGAATTACTTATCGCTGCTGCGGCAGGATTTGTTTTAGGTGGTAGTGTTAGAGGATTTAAAAGTAGAAATATGTCTGAAGATGACATTGCTTTAAATAAAGCTATGGATGATTACGTAGCTGTTAAAGAAAAAGAAATTGTTGAAGAGTCTGGATTAAAACCTACTACAAAAGGTAACAAAAAATATGACGTTGCAAACAAAACTGAACAAGACGATTACGACAAAATAGCTGATGAATATAATAAAGATTTAGCTGACAGAACAACAATAAGAACAGACGGTAACACAGAAATCAGAATGCCTGATGGTAACGATGAATACATTATTACTAAAGACGGTAAAATTTATAAATGTGATTAAGGATATTAAATGGCAGAATGTAAAATAAAAGAAGAAAATCTAGAGTACACAGGCAAAGATGAAAATGACGCTATGGCTGAACTGTACACAAACTACATGGCAAAACAATTAAAAGACGTTGCTGAAAACGGTGATGTTTTTATGGGCAATGGTTTTTGGAAATGGTTTAGATTTGATAGAGCAGGCGTTACAGATATGTCTAAGAATAAATTAGTTAGAGGTATTTCTAATATTTTATACGAGTCAATTGGTAAGACTGGCAAGAACTGGGTTAGGTCTAGAACTATGTCACAAGTTAAACAGTTTGAATTAAATAGACAACGTACTTTATATTATAAAAATTGGGTATCTAGTTATGATGCATGGCTTAAAGAAAATGGTTTTAAAAGAATGCATTTACATGGAATAACTAAAAGAGAAGAATTTAATGAATTAGTTGCAAGAGCAATTAGAGGAGAGTCTATAGAAAGCCCTGCTGTAAACAAAATGGCTAATGCACAAAGAGAAAGATACTCTGAGTTACTACAAAAAGCAAAAGACGCAGGTGTTAGAGGTGCAGACAAAGTAGAAGAAAACTTTAATTATTTAACTAGAATTTATTCTAACGCTAAACTTTCTAAACTTATTGATAGGTTTGGTTCTGAAAAAGTAGAAAACTTTTTAGCTAAAGCAATGCGTGGTGGTCTTAACGAAAAAGCAAATAAACGATTAGCTAAATATTTAATGAGAGTTATTCAAAAACAAAAAAGTGAATACCAAATGAATATTGGTGGAATACTTAATGCTAAAGCAGAAGATTTAAATAGACTACTAAGAGAACAAACTGATTTAAGTGCTGATGAAATACTAGAAATAACTAACGCAGTGTTTCCTAGTAAAGGTGGAACATCAAACATATTTAAAAGCAGAAGAGCAAAACTTGATGAAACATATTCTGATGGCGAAATGTCAATATCAGATTTTTTAGAAAATGACTCAGAAATATTATTTTTAAACTATGCAAATAATTTATCTGGACAAATAGCACTAGCAGAAAGAGGTTTTAAATCTGGTTCTGATTGGACAGCTATGATGAGACAGATAGAAAAAGAATATGAAAACATGGGTATACCTAGAGAAGATAAAGTTAGAATAAATGAAATGAAAGCTTTGCAAAGTGGTTATGACCATTTAGTAGGAAAACCTTTAGAAGATATATCTACTACATATTCTACATTTGGCAGAATAATGAGAAAATATAATTTTGCTAGAATTATGAACCAAGTTGGTTTTGCTCAATTAGCTGAGATAGGTGTGTTGATTGCAAACGTAGGTTTACGTCAAACAATTAGACATTTACCAGAAATGAGAAAACTTGTTAAACGTTTAAAAAATGGTGAAATTGATGATGAGTTTATGCGAGAAGCCGAAGAAGTTTTTGGTGGATTTGGAAGTGAAAGACTTATTAATCAAGTAGCTAATCAATCTGATGAATTTGGTGCAAGATTATCTACATCAAAAGTGGTTAAAGTAGAAAGAGCATTAGACCATTTAAATAGAATTACAGCAGATATATCTGGAATGAACATAGTCAACATGGCTATGAAAAGAATTGCATTAAAAGGTATGGTGCAAAAATGGGTTGATGAAGCTTTTGGTGGTAGCGCAGCTATGACTAAAAAACGTGCTAGAGATTTAGGAATTTCTGATGCAATGTATAAAAGAATTATTGACCAGATTAAAGCACACGCAGTTACTGAAGAAGGCGCATTAACAAAAAGAAAAATTAGAAGAATTAATATTGATAACTGGGTGGACCAGGAAGCTGCATCTACTTATGCTCATGCATTAAACAGATGGGGTAGAAGAACAATTCAAGAAAACGATATTGGTGAACAAATGTTTCTTGGAGGTTTAACAGACTCTACTACTGGTAAAATTTTATTTCAGTTTAGAGGATTTATGATGACAGCTTACGGTAAGCATTTGTTACATGGATTAAAAATGAATGATGTACAAGCTTACAAAGGTTTTATGATGTCAACTATGTTTGCAGGAATGGCATACGTAGCCCAAATACAAGCTCAAGCAGCTTTAATGACTGGAAGAGAAAGAAAGAAATTTTTAGAAAAACGTTTAGGTAAAACAGATGAAGAAATAATTAAAAATATTGCTAAAGCAGGATTTCAACGTTCAGCTTTTGCTTCATTAATACCTGCAACAGTAGACACTGGATTAGGCATATTTGGAGTTAATCCTTTATTTCATTATCGTTCAACTGGACTAGACTCAAACATTATTACTGGCAATCCAACATATGATTTACTTTGGACAAAAGGATTTTCACCTACTGGAGGTATTGCTAGAACTGCTAAAGCAATGTGGGACAAAGATTATGATTTCTCACAATCACAATATAATGATTTAACACAAATGTTTATATTGCAGAATGCTTTAGGTATTCAAAACGTAATAAGAAAAATAGGAAGTATGAACCTTCCTGAAAAACCATAACAATAAGTACCCATATTAGAAGAAGAAAAGGAGTAAAATGGCTAATTCATTTGTAAGATATACAGGTGATGGCAGCACTACACAATATGCTGTAAGTTTCTCATATCGTGACCAGGCTGACGTAACCGTAACAATTAATGGTGTAGTTACAACAGCTTTTACGTGGAACTCAGCAGGAACTCAAATTACTTTTACCTCACCACCGGCTTCTTCAAGCGCAATTGAAATTAGACGTAGAACTAGTCAAACTTCAAGATTAGTTGATTATGCGGCAGGTTCAGTCTTAACTGAAAATGATTTAGATGAAGACTCAAACCAAGCATTCTTTATGTCACAAGAAGCTATTGACGATGCAGGCGATGTAATCAAACTAGACGCAGCAAATTTTCAATGGGATGTACAAAATAAAAGACTTACAAACGTTGCAGACCCAGTAGATAATACTGATGCTGTTAACAAACAATTTATATCAACTAACATACCTAATATTACAACAGTTGCAGGTATAAGTTCAGATGTAACAGATGTTGCTAACATAGCTTCTGATGTCACAGCAGTTGCAAATGATGCTACAGATATTGGTACAGTAGCTAGTAACATAGCTGATGTATCAACTGTTGCTACAAATATAAGTGATGTAGTTACAGTAGCAAATGATTTAAATGAAGCAATTTCTGAAATAGAAACTGCGGCTAACGACTTAAATGAAGCTACTTCAGAAATAGACACAGTATCAAACAATATAGCTAACGTAAATACAGTTGGTACAAATATTGCTAATGTAAATACTGTTGCAGGAATAAATGCAGATGTAACTACAGTTGCAGGTAATGATACAGATATTTCTACAGTAGCAGGTATTTCAGCTAACGTAAGTACAGTTGCAGGTATATCAGCAGATGTAACAAGTGTTGCTAATGATGCTACAGATATAGGAACTGTTGCTACAGATATTTCTAATGTAAATACAGTTGCAACTAATGTTGCTAATGTAAACACAGTAGCAGGAAACAATGCTAACATTACAACAGTAGCAGGAGTAAACGCAGACGTTACGACTGTTGCAGGTATTTCTTCTGATGTAACTTCAGTTGCAAATAACAATGCTAACGTAACGACAGTTGCAGGTTCAATAGCTAACGTAAATAATGTTGGTGGTTCTATAGCTTCAGTTAATACTGTTGCTTCAAACCTTGCTTCAGTAAACAGTTTCGCAAATACATATTTAGGTGCTAGTGCAACACCACCTACGCAAGACCCAGATGGTTCAAGTTTGGATTTGGGTGACCTTTATTTTGATTCAGCTTCAGATACCATGAAAGTGTACTCAAGTGGTGGTTGGATAAACGCAGGTTCAGCAGTTAATGGAACAGCAGACAGATTTAAGTACACAGCAACAGCATCACAAACTACATTTACTGGTGCTGATGATAATGGAAATACTTTAGCCTACGATAGTGGGTTTGCAGATATTTATTTGAATGGAGTTAAACTTGTAAATGGTTCAGACTTCACAGCTACTACAGGAAATTCAATCGTACTTTCTAGTGGTGCTTCAGCTAACGATATTTTAGAAGTGATTGCCTATGGTACATTCACTTTATCTAACTTCAGTATTACTGATGCAAATGATGTTCCTGCATTAGGTTCAGCAGGACAAGCACTTGTTGTTAATTCAGCAGGTACTTCTTTAGAATTTGCAAATGCTTCTTCAGCAGAAGTATATGGTTTTAATAAAGACAGTAATGGAAACTTGATTGTCACTACGACTAATCAAGGACAAGACAATATTTCATCAACAGACTTCGCTAACTTTGATGATGTTTTATTTAGTGCGAGTGGGTTTACCTTCTCAATCTCAAATGGCGAACTAATAGCTACAATCTAATAAGGAGAAAATAATATGGCTACAGTAAATCTTGGCTCAATTAAGTTCAAGTGGAAGGGAACTTATAATGGGGCAACAGCTTATACAGTTGATGACGTTGTGGAATACAATGGTTCGTCATACATTTGTATATTAGCAAGTACAGGTAACCTTCCAACCAATGCGACTTACTTTGAACAAATGTCTTCAGCAGGTACTAATGGTACTGATGGAACTGACCTTACAAGCACCTTAACTACACAAGGCGATATTGTTTATAGAGATGCGTCTGGTCTTGCTAGACTTGGTGCAGGAACAAGTGGACAAGCATTAATCACAAATGGTACTGGTGCAAATCCTAGTTGGGGAACAGTATCAAGTGATTTTGTCAAACTTGCAGAAACTAATGTTACAAGTTCAACAGCATCTGTTACATTAGATGGTTACTTTTCATCTACATATTCTAATTATAAATTAATAATTACAGATTTAATAATGACTAGTGTAGTTCAACTTCGTTCAAGAATAGTTGTAAACGGCTCAGCTAATACTTCAACTAACTATTATGTTTCTCAAATTAGTGTTTATGGTGGTTCTGGTGGTGGAAATGTTGATGCTAGTAGAGATTGGGGACAAAATCATTTTCAAATGTTAAATTGGAGTTTATCTAGTAATACTGCTTATACTTCATGTTTTTATATAGATATTCCAAATCCATTAGACACATCAACAAATCCAAGATTATGTTCAAATCATTTTGTTAATAGTGATAATTTTAATTATCTATTAACTGGTAATGGAATTATGGAATATGACAATCCTCAATCCTTTACTGGATTAGAATTTAGTGGAACAAGTGGAAGTATTTCTAAAGGAAATTTTTATTTATATGGAATTAAAGATTAAGGAGTAAATTATGAAAAAATTAATATTAAACCCAGAAAATCCTAATGGAATTTTAGTTGATATGACAGCAGAAGAAATAGCTCAAAAAGAAATTGATGATGCTAATGCTGAAACTGAAAGACAAGCTAAAGAAGCTAAAGAAACTGCTGATGCAACTAACAAAGCTAATGGCAATCAAAAGCTATTAGACTTGGGATTAACACAAGCTGAAGCAACTGCATTAACTGGTTATACACCACCAGTAGCAGAGTAATTAAAATCTTAAAATCGTAGGAGAATACTTAATATGA